GGCAGAGTCGGGCAGAGAGGGTGGTATATACATATATATCCGCCCCCATGAAGAGCGACACGGGGGGGGTCAAGCGCGTGCTGCCTGGTTATTTTGTGGATTTTTTGCCCGACTTAGGCACAATTTCAGGCACAACTTCAGCTTCTTCTACATTTTCTGCTGTAATATCAATGACTTGCTTCATATCATTTTTATTATTCGCTTCTTCTAAAGAAGCATCACGTAAGAGTTGGTTATTCTCTGCAATTCTCTCAGCTACTTCCGACAATGCCAAGCTGAACTCACTACCACCACCAGTTATATTAACGTCTTTAGGTAGAAAAGAGCTTAGTTTATTGAGTGTTTGTGCTGCATCTCTCTCTAATTGTTCAGCAAGTAGTACGTCAATAGGTCTGTTTTTACGCTTTACAATGTCAAACGCGCCTAAAATCTCTTTTCTAATGCGTGTAACGATCTGCTGCCCGTGTCCGCTGCCTGGTGGACGTCCACCTTTGTTCTTAACTATGCTAACCATCTGTTTTCCTTTGTTTTGCATTTATATATAAATAAAGTAAAAAAAAATTCAATAATATTCATTTTATCTCTTGACTTGTATTCATTTATGAATATTATAGGATTATATTATGTAGAAAGGGAAAGTAAAATGGGAAATACTATAAGAATTTATGTGGCTAATCTTGCGGCCTACAACAACGGCAAAATGATAGGCGGATGGTTGACACCTTCGCACTATCCAGACTTTGAAGCCTTTGAAGAAGAAATTAAAAAAGTAACTAAATTTGCAGATGAAGTTGCGGTTCATGATTATGATAACTTACCGTCTTCTTTTGGTGAATATCCTGATATGGAAGAATTATATGATTTCTGCGATTTGGTAGCGCACTATGAAAACGAAATAAGCCTACAAGCTATTATTGGTTATGCTGATAACTTTGGTGGCAATCTTAACAGTGATTTAGTAGAAGAATGCAAAGAGCGTTTTCATGGTTGTTACGGTAGCTTTGAAGAGTATGCAGACGAATTTGCGGATAGTGTAGGAGATTATAATTCAATCCCTGAGCATTTAAGAGCATACTTTGACTTAGAAAGCTATGCAAGAGATCTGTCTTTTGATTTTACTGTAGTAGATGCTCCAAATTGCAACGTTTTTGTATTTGCAAACGCATGACCTACCGTGAATTAATCCACCGCATCAAGCAAGTCTCAGTGTCCGACGTTCTCGGATGTGCTGTGATATTTAGTGCGGTTTATTTTGTATTATTATTTTAAAGAAGGGAAAAGATTATGGATGAATATCGATTGTTACCAAAATCCGAATGGACAGTTAGTAATATAAGATCAGAGTATTCTAAGTGTGAGTTCGCAATCCAAGAAGCCAAGCAAATAGGTACAAAATCAGAAGTAGAACACTATAAAGATCGTGGTGAAGAAATATTATATTTTATGACGCCAGAGCAACAAAGCATTGCGATGGATGATTTTGATGAAATACCAAAAGTGTTTGATAAACTGATTGCTATTGTTAGAGAACAAGAAGGGAGATTATAGATGAGTAACGCTGACATTGAAGTTATCGAAAACATTGAAGATATAAAAGTTTATCAGCAAGCGCAGGGTTTATTGAGTGTTCAATTATCTCCGAACAAAATATCAAATTGGAACATCCGTAATAAAAATGGTAAATGGTATTTGTACAGAAATGCGCGGCACCGAAACGGGTATAAAAGTTTTGATGTAAACCTTGCGCAAATTATTCATAATCCTAGTGAACTTTATAAAGCAATCTATGAGTTAATAGTAAAGGACTTGAGGAACTAAGATGAATTAAATTTTAATCCCTCGCCATCTTAAAATAATCGCCCAACCCATCTAGGCACAAACGCAAGGCTACGATTCCACCTTTAGGGTCGTGGCCTTTTTCTTTCGCCCAGTCGTTTGCGCTCATGCCCTCTATAACGACCCACTGCGCGACCTTTGACAAATCGACTCCTACATACCGCAACGCCCTGATATACTCTGAGAACGCTTCTCCTGCGCCCTGAGAGTCACCAGAGCCACCATCCACGATAACAGCCGCATAATTTGACGCAATTCTCTGGCTTTGGCCTGCTCTGTACCAAATGCTATACAATAGTTTACCAGCTTCATACTGCCGTCTATTTATCTGTTGCCTTGTGTAATACCTATCGAGTGGCATTTGATTAACAATACGCAACCTTTTCTTGGCACCAAGCTCTTTTCCTGTTCGCTCAAACCGCGCATCCTCAGCGTCGGCCTTCTTTAACCTTTCAGGCGTGCCAAAGTCGGACGGCAAGTCGCGCGGTTGTCGTGGCTTCTTAGTCATCTGCTAATGCACCAGCAATAGAAGCATAACCAATCAAATCTATCAGGCTATCTTGCTTCCACCCCATATCCAACCTGGCAAGCTTCAGCTCCATTAACAGCCGCGCGGCTTGATACGGTGTTATCTCTTGACCTAGTGCCAGGCTAAAGCGTTTGGCAATCTGTTGGTGCAGCCTGTTAAAATCGCCATACTCTTTCCCACGTTGCGCCAGGATTTTTTGCGAGATGCTTAAATAATCGTCAACCTTCACGGCATCACCTCATATAACCAAGTTCCATTATAGCGCATCGTGCGGTTGACCAATCCAATTTTACGCACCAACCTCTTTTTACACAAACTGCTGAGTATATTCACAACCTGGAAGCTATCCATTTCCAACTCTTTAGCTATTTCACGTGCAATAGCCGTTTCACGTCGCTTCAACACCTTTATGACTTCCTCGCCGTGCATAGGCATCACAACCTTATACTCTGGCCTATCTATTGGTATTGTTGACTTGTACGTCTCTGGTCGCATCCGATACCTAATCTTTGCAGCATCACGTTCAAAAGCCAACATTGCTTCTGCTAAAACTTCTTGACCTAATGCTTGCCATCCTGCCCAACTCAATTTTACGTTTTGTATGTTCATTTTTTTATCTTTCGTTGTATTTCATATTTTCTGCTCAATATTAGTTTTCGCTGGTCATCCGAGTAGCGCTTCAAGTTTGGCGCGTTTAGCACCTTTCGGCGGTTAGCTATTCCAGCAAGTTCGGACAAATCGTTTATCTCTTCCAGCATGGCGTAAAAATCTTTATTATTTAATTCAGCATAATCTAATTCAAACCTTCGCACATCAGGTGGGACATGGGACATGCCTATAGGCATTTGTCCCGTCCCGTCCCACCCTTCTGTTTTTGTCAGGTGGGACATTTTCATTTTGTCCCGCTTTGTCCCGTTTTGTCCCACCTGTGATTAATCCTTGTAAGCCTCTGATATTACACCATTATTTTGCATCAGCACATCGTCCTCCACCAAAGACCTAATGTCCCGATTGAATTTTCTCTTGGTGGATTCCTTGTTTCCCGTGTCAAAACGGTCAAAATACGTATTTTTCAAAATGTCCCGTTCAACCTCCCCATTTTCGGCCAATTCGCGGAACAACTTCAGCAAAACAGCCTGACCTTTTGGCATGCCATTACCCTTCGCCATCGGTTTTTCTGGGGTAAATTCGAGGACAATACTGTTGATCTCTTCCATGTCATCCGTCATGATTTCCACGGGTAATTTCACGAACATCTTGGGCTCAGGCATCTTGTCTTCTTTTTGCTTGGTGAATGTCATTGCAATGCGTGTTTCATCCCACGCCTCAATCCTAAACTCATGATCTAACGCTGCGTTGATCTGTGAAGCCCCACGCCCTCGCTCTTTGTTTTGGTGTCCAGTGTGATGCACTATCATGATCGTGCAGCCGTATTGCTCTCGTATTTCATCACACGCCACTATGAATAAATTGATGTCCTTGCCTGCGTTTTCATCCGCACCGCCCAAGCTTCTCGCCAGTGTATCTATCACCACCAACTGCGGTTTGCCTGCCACCTCCACCAGCTTTGCCATCTCGTCCACCAACTCAGCAACGCTTTCTGGCTCACTCATGATGACCGCTTTGTTGCTCTTGTAAAACGCCGCTTCACCCACACCAATGCCATAGTTTTGCTTCCATGCACCTGATCGCCTGGCAAAGCCGCTATGCCCTTCTCCAGCAATGTAAAACACAGTGCCTTGCTTCACGCCATGCCCGTGATAATCCTTACCTGTCGCTATGCTGAGTGCCATATCCAGCACCGCAAACGTTTTACCTGATCCAGCAGCACCAAAACACATGGCCAACGTTTCGCGTTCTATTAGCCCATCTATAAGCCAATCTGGTTTGCTGATCCGTAATTCATCGAGATGCGTGAACAACGCCTTAGGCCTGACCACCCTGTTTAACCCTTGGCAAACGGCATCTTTACCATCGCGCACCCACACGTCGTTCCAATCATCGCCTTTATAGCGTGGCGTTGCGTATGGCCTACCGCTAGCCTTAACCGCTTTTATGCCTGCCTCGTCGTTATCCGCTGCGATGATTAGCTCTAGCTTGGGAAATACTTCTTGCAGGGCATCGCATACTTTAGGCAGGTTTCCAGCGTCTAAGGCAAACACAGTGTTCACCCCTGTTGCCATATGCACCGCGACACTGGTAGCCCAGCCTTCAGCCACATAGCACAGCCCTGGAGCGATCTTACCGCACACCCCAAACGCACCTTCTTTGTCTAACCCTGCGCTAAACTTACGTCCATCTGGTGTAATGCGTTGCTCACCGACACGTTCTTTCTGAGCGTTAAACAGTGGCACCACGACCACGTTGTTATCCAGCTTTGCACCGATTAAATCTATTTGTTTTGTTTTGTGGTACGGCTCAAACTTTACTGCTGCACCATTTAGTTCTGGCTCTGGTTGGCTAAAGTCGTCCATTCGCACTACGTTAGTTGGCTCAAACTTAGGCCACAGTCCATCATCTTGAAGGGCTTGTTGTATAGCTTGATAGTCCTGACATTGCCGACAGTGAACCCGAACCAGGCCGTTGTGTTCTGATATCCAAAACCTTGTGCTGGGCTTATCGTTACAGCCACAGTTTGGACAGCCGTCTGGACAATGCCATTCACCTTTTGGCCGTTCTACAAGCTGCAGCCTTTCGATGATGGCACGTCCATACTGCCCCCAATGAGGTTTTGGAAAGTCGTTCATCGTTTAACTTAAAACGGTATTTCGTCATCAAAATCATTTGCATTGGTAGCGAATGGGTCATCGCTTACCTCTGCCTTTACACTTTGATCAGCAAATGGATCACCGCCGTCTAACCGCTCTCGCAACTCAACAACTTTAATGGCTGCTGGACGAAGTGTGACGCCCGATTTTCCAGATACACTCCACGGCGCCAGTTGAAGCATCACATGGATTTTTGACCCTGTGGTGAGCTGAAAGTCATCTGGGCATTTTGTACCGTCGAGCATATATTGCGATGGTTTGCTGCTTGGATCGCTATAGGTTTTCTTTACCGTTTTAACCTGCCAAACGCCGTCGTCTTTCTTAAAGATGTCGTCCAAACCTTTTGGCGCCCATTCTTTCCAGCCTTTTTCCTTCTTGTTCTTAAACTCATCCTTCATTACTTTGG